CTCAGTCTCAATGCAGCCTTTGTAAGTTTCAAGTTTGGGTTGAAACATCTTGGCAACAGCGCAAGAGACAATAACGTCTTGAGCGCAATACTCCAGCATCTCTGGCGTATATGTTGACCAATCTCCTGCGAGAGACTTGCCAAACTCAGACTTATGCTGGCCGAGGCGGTGGCCCCAGGCTTCGAGGCTGTGACGTCCATAAAGGTTGGCAGGCATGTTGGCTGGTCTAGACCGGAAGTCCCGATCCAGAATGTCTGTGAAGAACAGACGAGATAAGATCAACGTGTCGTAGGTCTTACCTTTGAAGTCCCACTTAGGGAATAGCTCTTTGATGGCTTCGTAGTCGTAGCCCTGGATGTTGTGGCCCCATAGTTCATCTGCAGTTAGCAGGAACTTGAGACCATCTTTAATGGTGCCGTTATCCCAGCGGTACTCCTCGTCAGTGTCGAGGTCACGGGCAACGATGCAGTGGATGGTTGAGATCGTACGGAGTAATCCGTCCGTCTCGATGTCGAAAGCTAATCTCATTTAGCGAAGCAGTTGGGGCGGATTCGTCCGAAACCTGAAGTGATCTCCAACACGGCATAACCGGCGTCGTGAAGATGATCGAAGATGTCAACCTTGCGCTGGGCGCGAATGGCTGAGAGCTTTTCTTTCTTCTTCCAGGAGGGCTTCTTGTATCGGACGAGGTGGATGTCGGATGGAAGCTCTGCGTCGATCTTGCGGAGCTTGTCTTCAGTGGTCGATTCGATGTGAATCACTACCGGTTCTTTCATGCGTTGTTTTCGCGGTAAACATTAATGAGCTTGTCTTCAAGCACTTCTCGAACTGCCTTACCTCCAACAATCCTTTCGATCTCCAGCCCGTTAGGACCGACGATCAATAAGGTGGGGTAAAGGTTCAGTTGATAAGACTCAACTAAGGCGCTGTGGTTCTCTTTCTTTAAGAAGGAGATCGTTTCGCCTAGGTGGAGGTTTCTCTCGAGAATGTCGTAGGCAAACTCTTTAGTCTTGGCACAGGGAGGGCAAGCCTCCTTTGTGAACAGGCAGGCATGAAGCCTAGAAATCTGCATAGTCAGTTGGTTGAGTGGAATCGGTTGCGAAATCAAGAGCGGTCTGTAGTCGTCCGGTCTCTTGGTGATATGCCAGTTGTCCGGCAGGACCCGTTTGCCCATTGAATCTGTTCTTAAGCACGACAAGCTCAGCCCGGTTATCACCGGCGGCGATGTTGCGCTGAAGAGCGATCACCATGTCGGAGAGCTGAACGATTGAGTGAGACCCACGGAGTTGTCCGAGGCTCACCTTTGCTCCATCCTCGTGGCCTTGGTCGCCTTGGTTGCGGCGTAGATGAGAGATAAGTAATAGGCCGATGCCTGTCTCTTCTACGAAGCTCCGAAGCTTGGTCATCACAAGGTCGATGGTCTTACGCTCGTCTGCGTTCTCGTTACCTGAGATCAGGATCGAGAGGTGATCGAGCACAATCCAGTTGACCTCGTTTGTCTTTACGAGATACCGAATATCATTGAGTAGAGAATCGGGATCAACGCTCCCAAACCCATCCCGCAAGTAACACTTACCACTTCCGAGGGTATCCCGAAAAGCGGTCTCGAGCGCTTTAGTACCAATTTCATTGTTTAGATGTAGAGGTTTGTTAGCGGCTACCGTCATGAGACGGAGACCAGTACGCTTAACGCTTTCTTCCAGGGCGATGTAACCGACCTTCTGATCTTGGTTGATCAGATGGACAGCTATCTCACCGCAGATGGTCGACTTGCCCGTTCCAGAGCCAGCCGTCAGCGTTACTAATTCGCCCCGTCTAAGGCCGCCCGATACACGATTAAGATCGTCATAAGGGTAATCAGCGTCTTTGCCATGCAATGGAGAGCTGACAAGATCAAAGAGGTCTCGGCCATCGAGGATTGATTGAGGGACATAAGAGCGTTTATTCCATACCGCCTGTCTGATTGCGTCCCCATCGCCAGCCTGGAGGGCTTCTGAGGCGTCCTTATAAGAGCTCAGAGTAGCGATGAATACTTGATCAGATGGAAATAGGTTCACGCATTCTTCAGCAGCCGCCTGACCTGCATCATCTTGGTCGAACATCAAAACGATTTCTTTGAAACCGAGTAGATATTGGAGCTGATGTTGTAGGGCTTTGCGGGCTGCCTTGGCACCATTTGGGACAGAAACAACAGGCCAATTCGGCCGAGCTTGCCAGACGGATAAGGCATCCATCTCGCCCTCGGTAATAACGATGGTCTTACCGCTACCGAAACACTGTTGTCCGAAGAGTTGGTTCTCTTCGTTCTTGCCCTGCCATGAGAAGTTCTTGCCTTTGTCGCGCTCTTTGTAAGCGACGACCTGGCTGCCGGAGTAGTAGGGGAACCGGATAACCGGCCCCGCATCTACCCGAACGTTGAACTTCTTGCAGGTGTCCTCTGTAATCTTGCGGGACCTGATGCCCGCGAAGTCTCCTGAGTAATTCACCATCCGCCGCACTCGAGGGAGCTGCAGATTGGTGTCACCATCACCCTTCGTGTGGTGGCCGCAACTGAAACAGTAGCCGCCACCGTCAGAGTAAATAGCAAAGGCATCAGAAGACGAGCACTCTGGACACGGCTCATGCCGAACAAATTGATTCTCATCGGAGGGTGTCGAATTCATCGGCGAGGTCTAGGTATTCAGCGAGAGCATCAAAGATCTCGTTGGGTGGGTAGTCGAGCTCCAGTCGAGCGACCAGTTGGTCAATCTCAACTAGGAGCCTTGCTTCTGTGTTCATTCGAACCATTCAGGAGGGATGTTTGGGAAGATGCACCAAAGAAAACCGTGCTTGTCACACCAGTCGCCATAGGTGGTCTTCGATTTACTGCTAAGGGTGTTATTGCGCTGAAAGACGAAGCGAACATCGATCTCGGGGTGGGCCTGTTTCACAGCCAGATGCTTTGATCTGTCCCGTGGTTTAAAGAAGCCTTTCGCCTCGATGATGACGCCGTTAGGTATGAAGAAGTCTGGGGTGTATTTCGACTTGGTTACGTAGTCAAACTTTTCTATTTCGTATAGGTAGGGGACTGCGTTCTTATCCAAATACTTCCCCAGCCTCTCTTCGAGGCCGGAGCGGTAATTCATGATTAGAAGTCGTACGACTCTTCGGTGGAAGCTGCTGCAGGTGCAGGACGAACAGCAGGGCTGTCAGCCTTGAAGCCTTCGACGCTTCCGAACATCGCTGCCACATCGGCAACCGACATATCACCGGAGTCAACAGCACCATTGCCAGAGACAAGCTCGACAATCTGTACGCCGATCACTCGCATGGAGGTCCCGACGTTTGGTCCCATTGCGTAGGGTTTCTGATCCACAATGATGTTGACCTTGGTCCCCTTGCGTACACCCATGAGAACGGACTTCTCGATGGGATCGCCTGAGGTGTCAACGAAGACGGGCTCGGGCTTGGCCTTGCGGCTGCCATCACCTTCGCCGTAGGTGTATTTGCAGACACCAGCGTCATCCCAGGGCGTCATAGCGATCTGGACACGACCGGATGCTTTGCTCTTGGCCCAGGTCAGCAGCTCTTCACGATCTGTTTCGATCTGGTTGAGTGTGTCAGATGGAATCGTGTAGGCAAAGGTGCGGTTATTGAACTTGCCGCTGTCCTCTCCGACAGAGATGAAGCCGGTCAGTTCTGTAGCGAATTTGTAGCGATTAGCCATTGGTGTGATGAGAGATAGGTGGATTTATTTGCCTTGACCGCGGCGCTTCTTGCGTCCGTGGCTGGGCTTGGAATGTGTCCCGTTGCCTTGCTTTGTTTTCTTGGCCTTGGGGATGACGTATGTGCCGCCAGAAAGTGACTTACTTCTCACAGGTCGAACTCCAAAGAGCCCGCCAAGAAGCGTGCATAAACATCAGCGGGCATCTCGTCGAACTCTTTGCGAGTCATCCCGTAAAGAGCGATCTCAGAGTTCTCACGTAGCCACTTTTCTTGCTGTGTAGCCATTGGGCTGGGGTCAATCTCGTGATAGTCGAGAAGCATTAGATCCTGGGTTTAGTTGGTTGGTTGAGTGGAATCGGCGGAACGCCAATAAAAAAGGGACCTCTCGGCCCCTCAGTCCCACATACGAGACAACTACTTTTCTGAACCTGAAACTAGCGCGTCTACCAATTCCGCCACATCCGCCAACGGATCCCAGCGATTGGCTGAGGCCCGTTTTGAGAGTAACAGAGCGATAAACGGCTGTTTCTGGCTAGCTGTAGTTCCATCTAGATAGCCAATACAGCAGATCTAGTGGCAGCGTCGGTCGCCTTGACATACCGAAGGCTGGTCTCGATGTTGGCATGACCCATGAGAGCCATGATCTGTCGTGGGTGTGTTGTTTCTCCGAGGAATGTCCCGAAGGAGTGCCGCAAGGTGTGCCACACATGATCCTCAGATATACCCGCTGCTTTGCGAACCTTCTTGAACGCCCCGAAGAGCTGATCTTTGTTGTTCCAGTCGCCCTTAAATAAGAACTCCTGGTCTAAGCGGTTCATGATGATCCCCTTGATCTTGGGGTGCAAAGCAATGTTGCGGCAGTTACGACCCTTCGTAACCAGCGTGGGCTTACCACCGACCCATAGTTGGTCGTGTGCCACGTCGACATCCGAGGAGCGGAGCTTCAAGAGCTCGCCTTGCCGGACGCCGGTGTAACCAGACACCTCAATGGCATCAGCCAGGGCGTTGCCCCAGGTGTGACCGTAGAGATCACGACTGATGTGGGATAGCTGGTCGATCTGTTCCTTGGTGAAGTAGGTGAGCCGGTGCTCTCCTTCCTTGGCACGCTCGAACTGGGGACACACGTATTCGTGTAGTCCAGCCAGCCGGGTGAACTTCATCACCGTCGTGCCAGCCGAGAGGATGCGGTTGATCGTTGAGCCACTGCGGCCCTGATCTTCCATCTCAGCTTTGAACTCCATCCACCATCCAGCAACTGTCAGTCGCTTGAGTGGGAGTGAGCGGCCACCGTAATCGGTGACGTGATTGGCGTTGATCGAGTTTGTTTTAGCGCTGTTCATCCGCTTCCACTTCACTCGCCATGTGTAGTCGAGGGCGTCACCCCAAGTCTTCACTGATGCAGTCAATGTTGTCCTCCTTTAGTTTTTGTTGGATTTTGTTGAAGAAGGGATAACCCTCACGTAGCGGGGCCTGGTTGTAATTGTCCAGAATGTTGACGAAGATGTCGCCCTTCGGGGTCAAATACAAGCGGTACCCTCTCCAGTTGTCCGGATCTCTTTCTCGTCGAACAAGCATCAGACCGGAGCGATGCTCCAGACGATGACGTGGTCCGAGCCAAGTCACACAACGTGAAACGCTGCTCTTCGAGATGTTGCACTCCTTGATCAAGTCCTCTTGCTTGCACCCGTTATGGGCAGCAATCCAGAAGAAGATCGACATCAGTTGAGCAGGAAATTCCTTCTCACCTGTGGAGCGCAGCAGCTCGACGACCATGAAGGCACGCATGGCACCTTCACTCGTGACTTTGTTAAGTGG